GTCCTCATCCACATCGGTGTGGGGTTTGATCATCTCCTTGACGTTGTTGTACACCGGTTCCCACCCAGTCATGACAGGCTTGTCGAACTTAACTTCACAGTCCAATTCTGCAAGCATTTCATCTTGTAGTGGGGTTGCACACACAGAACTGCGTGGTCTTTGTCGGAATCCTGGAAGGTACCCATAAACATTGGCCACGCCAGTTTCAAGGTATCGGAAAACACTCTTGTGGTGTGGGGGCAGCAGGTCGCCAGGCATGATCTCTCCATTGAGCGAAAAACTAGGCGCGCCTTCACCTGTCACTGCGGTAGAAATCTCATCTCCACACAGACTCTCCAGCTGTTGGCGTGTCACGTGGACGAAACCAGCTGTGCACTTGTACCCGAGGGTGTGTACACCGACAATGACTGGGCCACGCGGCGTATTTGCAACACCTAGTGAACCGCAATCTCCTTGCTTGGTCTCAATGCTTCCGCTACCAAGGTAGATGTTCAATGATCGTCCCAATTGTTCAATGGGAAAGTCCTTCGAAAACACCACACCGTGGTAGGAGACATGATCGACAACCCCTGATCGCGCTCGAGACACCGAAGTGATCTGCGAGACGGGGATCTGACAAGTGTTCCAGTACTTCAGAATGTCCTTCCTTGGTGGTACACCAGAGACCTCGAGCATCGCTAGATCTAGATCAAGCGACTCACGAAGCTGGGTACGGTTGAAGAACACGACAGGGTTGCTCGTGATGCCATCCGCGGGTGAACCGTTGATGATGGTCATCTTGTAACGAGTACCAGCCTTGAAAACATGACGATTGATGAGCAGGAATTGACCTCTCACGAAGACAGCTCCCGTGCGGAATGCACACTTCGCATCTTGAGCCTCTACCTGGACACGCACACAGTTAGCCGAGAAAAGATCTCGAATTCCTGCGGTGGTTAGGTGAGCTTGGGATTGCGAAGGGGCTGGCACGTCAAAGCGAGACAACTCGATTGTGGGATTGTACCACACGTTCGAGCTCTGCTCCTTGCGTAGCTGCTCCTCAGTCGAACCGAAAACGTTGCCTTGCAGGTCATACTCTTCCTCCGACTCATCATCGTGGTCAGATGGTGTTAAACCATGTTCTGGGCAATTACCATCATGCATCGATTCTGCATCAACCTCCTCAACGACTTCCACCACCTTGTTAGGTGAGGCAGGTCGCTTTGGCACTACATAGTTAGCAAATTTCCACATGATATAGAATTGCGTAACAATGAGTCCAACACGAGCGAGTTGAGCAGCTGAAAACCGAAGCGTGTAGTTGCGATGACCACTGAGTAAACCGTGGATACGGATTTCACGCTCTGTGGAAAACCAAGAGGCCACCCGGGCCCACACGAAGCGAGCCAAGAAGTAGCGATTGATTGCCATAGCCAGAGACATCTGCAACAATGTCACAAGGAAGCGGAAGATCCAATCACCAAGTGTTGCCATAAGGTACTTTGCGATAGGTAGGAGGAATGGGTGCACAGGCAACGCCTGTAGACACTCACATTCTCCCACTCCATAGCACAAACTGCACACTTTCAAGTTGCGCATGTAGGTGTCACTCGTGGTCGCCTTCGTCTGGATAGCTTCGTGCTTCAAACTTTCTTCAGCAAACACCTTCAAGAACTCAAGTGAGCTCGTGAATGTGCGTACGTCCACTAAGTCAGCAGAGTCGCGCCCGTTGTGCTCGCTAGGCTCCAGACGTTGCAACGTGATGTTCCAAAAATCTGGGAACTGATCCTGATTGAGCGGAAGCTTCGATGGGTCGATGAACTTTCCGTTGGCTGCCAAGTACTCATCTTTGGGCACCACC